TTGTCGTAATTGTATCCGAAACAGCGCCCACCGAATCACCAACAGGCGTTGGAGATGATAGCGGACCCCACAGGCTGTTGTCCCACGTTAGCGCATTTAGCGCTGGATCGCCAGTGGGTGCCCAATACCACGGACCCTCATTGCTCGCCGTGCTAATCGTGTCGGTAATTCCGCCGACTAGGTCGCCGATCTCGATCTGCAACGGTCCAGGCAACGCGGGCAAGCCCTCAATGCTGCAGTCGTACCCGCTCTGCGCGTTGAAGCGCCAACTAATATTTGCAACCTGTTGCAAATAGGTTTTGTTTCTTGCGGTATCCACGACACCAAAGACTTCGCCAGCCTTAAGCGGAACACCTGGAGCGGAGTCAAGCGTGACGCGTACGCGCCGCACGCTGCGGAAATATAGCAAATCCAGCGCACGCTGATAGGCATTGTCGGTAGTTGGCAAATAGGGATTCTTGAGATTGAGCGGCAGAATTTGCCCACCCAACAATTGCTGCCCGTCAATATCGTCTGCCTGCGTTGCGTACAACGAAGAGAGACGAGCGGGCTTTCCGATCAACGTAAACGCGGTGACATATGCAGACGCGGTGCCTGCCAGATTCTTGAAGGTAACCTGCGCGCGGTTGCCATCACCTATTGCCGTCCCACCGACTGTGAGTTGGTAATAAAGATTGCCGTCCAGCGTGTCTACGCTGGCGGGATCGCCCTGCACCATCGGGATCGCTGTCCCGCCTGTGGGCGCAGAGGCTGCCGTAGCAGCGCTGGGGTTATTACCGCCAGCCGTTCCAACCGACGCCCAAGTGACGGGCGTGTAGTCAATCCAGCGAGTCTTGTCCTGCGCCTCAATGCTGATTGTGATCTCTCCAGGCACGAAGAATCCGTCTGCCGACCCTGCGGCAGGAACGGTGATCGGCGTGGTGATCTCAAAAACGGTTTCGTCGGCAACAGCAGAGGCGCGGTCTTCGTATTCCAACAGCGCACGATTGATGGCTGTTTCGGTGTTTCGAAGAATGCTGATCTCGAATGGATAGGATTCCTTATCGAAACTTATCAATGGCGTGCGCAGACTATCTGTCTGCGTGGTGCGATCGTTGAACGTCAACACGCCGCTTTCGTTCACAAAGATGCGCCCGCCCTCGGCGATGGCGAGCAATCCCAACTCCGCTCCCAGAGGCTCGCCCGTTGATGCGGCGAAGAGCGCGGTGCCGAAGGCTGTGCCTGCGGTCGTAAACGCGGTCGCGCCAAGACCTGCTTTGCTTGCATAGGCGCTGAAGACCGTGTCAAGCGCGATATTGGCTCGCGGACCGTAATAGGTTGGCGTGTTGGCAAACCGTGCAGAAATGTCCAACAGGCGCATTTGCGCCACGCGTCCCTGCTCCTTCGGGATCAACGAACGAACAATGTACACACCGATTTGCCGATACTGCGGCGCGCCTGCGTAGAAGTATCCGAGGCTGATCTTTGCCTGCGTGGTGAGGAACGCGCCCTGTAGATATTGCCAGATCGGGCTGTTTTCGTTCTCAGCGCTGAAACGCTGATTGAGATTGTCCAGCGTGATATTGCATTCCGCTGGCTGCAAAGCACCCGTGTCAGGGTCGAAGGATTCTACGCCTGCGGCATCGAGCACAAACCCAGTCTCGTCGTCGTAGACACCATCGCCGTCCCAATCAATCTCAATTTTGAGCACAGGGCGGTGCTGTTTGTCGGCAATCGCGGCGATCAGATTTGCGCTTAGTGCCACGGTTGTCTCCTAACTTGTGCGGGCATCAACCTCGACGAGCGTGATCTGGAAGTCGCCTTTGGTGACATCTGGATACACAGTCACAAGATCGCTGATCGCGTCAATGCGCACCGTCACGCCAGATTGTGCCGCCGTCCACGGACCGCCAGACCAAGTGAAGAGGGTGGTTTGCTGATTGCTAACGTTCGCCCAATATAGCGCCACAAGCGCATCATATGTCGCGACGTTCTCATACTCGAATGCAAGCGTGTATCCGTACCGATAGCCAATTGACCACGAGCGCACAGAGCCGTTCACCGTGAGACGACTGCCGCCAACGGTGCTGAACTCCAATTGATTGGCGCTGGATCGCACAGGGTATGGCAGCGTGATAATGGTTGCGCCAGATACCAACGTTGGCTGACTTACGCTCATCGAGCACCTCCGAGCACCGTGCCTCGGCGCTTGGCTTCATCATTGAGCGCGCCATAGATGCGGCGAGCGAACTCGCGAGCATCGTCAGACGAACCGAGAAATGCGCCTGCCTGCACGGTGACATTGATCTGTCCGCCCAGCGCGTTATTTGGCACGATGCTGCCTGATTGATTCGGCACGAACAATTCTGGTCCTCGTTCGCCGACCATATACTGCTGCCCGCCAGTCACAGGACCGCCAAGTGCGCGCCCGCGCTCTTTCGCCTTCCCGCCTGCTCCGCCGCGCGGCAAGAATCCGCCGACGAATGGCAGGCTGTTGGCAAGGTTGATGAGGCGCTGCACGATATCGATTGCGCCCTGCACTAATCCGATAAAGAAACCAATGATATCGCCAATCCCCTTGAACACGCCCCCGATCGCCTCGAGCGCAATTGCGAGCGGTCCTTTGCCATCTCCCCACAGAATCCCAACGAGAGCCTTCACGGCATCAAATGCTGCCCCGAGAACGCGCACGATTGTGGTGCCGACCATCAACGCAAAGTCTCCCAACACTTTCAACACAGGTCTAATCGCATCAAAAATTGCGTTGACGATGTTTCGGAAGTCTTCGCTAGAATTGTAAGCAATGACGAAGGCTGCAACGAGCGCGGCGATCAACGCGATCGCAACCACGATTGGACCACCGAAAGATTTCATCGTGAGATTAGTTAGCGCCATAATAATTTGATAGGCGCGCACCGCAATAGCGGCAACATTTACAACCGCCGTAAATGCGGCGTATGCACCAGCGACGATGAGAATCACCGTTCTCATTTCGTAAAGGAACTTGGCAATGTTGATCACAACGCCGATAACAGCCACGATTGCATCAAAGAATGTTTTTAGCGCAGGCGCGACATTTGCTTTGATTGTTTCAACAACCAAGCCAAGCGTTGGAAGAACCTGCCCTGTGAATGCATTGAGCATATCGATAAGCACTGGGATGACGGCTTCGCCAATGCCAATCGCCATTGAGTTGAAGTTGTTAGTCAGAATCCCAAGTTGGAATGCCAGACCCTGCTCCTGATAACTGAGCGCGGTGTCTGTTGCGCCAGCGGCATTCTGCATCAGTGCCAACTCTTCGTTGAACTGTGCGCCGCCGTCCTTCGCAAGCACGAATGCTCCACGGATCGCACGGGCATCTCCCAGGATCGCAGCGAGCGCTTCTTTGCTCCCGTTGGTCTTCTCAACCATCTCAGACAACGCCCCGCTGAGACCCTTAGAGGCAAGTGCTTGGGAAGTTAATTCAATACCATAACTTGCCGCGACTTTTTGCGCTTCTTTGCTCGGCTTGATGAACTTCTGCATAATCGCGTTGAGTTGCGTGGTAGCGTTTTCTGCGTCAATACCATTCTTGGTGAGAACGGCAATACCAGCGCCGACTTCCTCAATGCTCACGCCGAGAGGAGCGGCGAGCGCGGTGACCTTACCAATTTGGTCCGCAAGTTCTGGGAAGGTAATCACACCGCGATCTACCGTCTTGAAGAGCACGTCGGAGATTCGACCCGCTTCGTCTGCGCTTAACCCATACGCATTCAAGACCGCGGTGATACCAGCCGCGGATTCGGATGTCTGTGCGAGTCCTGCGGAGGCTGCCTTCGCCGCCGCTTCGAGCACCTGCAACCCTTCTTCGCCTGCAAATCCAGAAGAGGCAATGTCGTAAAGTCCCTGCGCGAGCGTCTCAGCGCTCTGCGGCAACCTATTCGATAGATCCAACACCGACGCTTTCATTGCGTCAAATGTCGCGGGGCTTTCCTTTGCAATGCTGTTGACATTCAACATCGCCGTCTCAAACTCGCTTGCCTTCGTCACCGCATAGGCAAGACCAGCAGCGGCGGCAGCGCCTGCGATGGCAATGCCCTTTGCGGCTGCGGCAAACGGAGCGTTTAGCGTGCTGGCAGTTTTACCAAGCGTGCGCGCTGTTTTGTTGAGTTCGCGCATCCCCTTGGACGCACCGTCCCTGAGAATAAAGGCAAGTGTCGTCGAACGCTCAGCCACGTTTCCCTGCCTTTCTCGTCGTCACCGACGATTCAATCCGCATAAACTCCAAGCCACGCAGCACCCATTCGCCAGGAGCCTCTTCCAGTTCCCACGGCGCTACGCCCCACCGCTGAGCGAGCGCGTCGAGCGCGTACTCCAGCGGGACAGGTGTTTTGGCGTCGGGGTTTATTGCTGTTCTGGCGAGGGCTGTACGGAGTTGCTGCCCTGCTCTTTTGGGAGTGTAAGTTCCTCGATCCAATCACGCATTCTGCCTGCGATCACAATTAGAACGCTGAGCGGGAGGTCGTCAAGACTATCCACGCCGAGATTGTGCGACGAGACGAGCGACAGAAGCCTGTCGGTACTCTCTTCTTCGGTCGCGTCTGCAGCGCGGATAGCCTTGATCTCACCCCAAGTAAACTCTCTAACCTGAACCCAATGACCAGAGAGATCGCCAGTCAGTTCAAGTTTGGTCGTTTTTGCCTTCAGCATTTAGCCTCCTTATCCTGCTTAGGAAATTGTTGCGAGGTTATTCTTGACCGTGATGGAGAAGTCCGTTGCTGCGGACGAATCCACAATGCCACGATAAGCGATGTTTGCCACGATGACACCATCAACTTCCGCGATCTCGTGCGTGTCTGCCACGCCGTAGAAGTCAAGCGTGAATTCGTAATTGCCAGCGCCGAGCACTGGACCCGTTGTGCGAATTCGGATCTTGCGCTCGCCCTTCAGCAAGAACTTATCCAATTCGGTGCGGTTCGTGAAATACCGAACGATCTCAAGTCGCGCCTGTCGCGCAACAGGAGCCACCGTGTCCACAGATGCCGACGTGCCGTCAAGCACTTCGCGTCGGACAAGTCCGCGCGTGAGCGTGAAGGTCGCTTCCTGCACCGAGGTGTCGGCGGTTGATCCAATCGTGGTCGTGTCAATGAACACGGCTGCGCCTACGCCAAGAACGCTAATCTGCGTTGTATCCGATGGGCTGGCGCTGTATGCCGTTCCGAGCGTGACTGTGCCTGCAGCGATGGTTGTCGCCGTAAAGGTGACAGCCTCGTCCTTGACATAGGCAATGCTTAGTTCGTCTGTGGCGCACCCTGGGAGCAGATAGATCGGAACAGCCGTGCCGCCGTCTGCCCAGCCCCATTCAGCCGTGAAGGTCTTTGGTGCGTTGGCGGTGCCGCTGTTTGGCGTGTATGCCCAAGTGTATGGAGCAACAGTGCCAGAGGGGGTCACGCCGCCCTTGACGCTGCTTTCGAGCCAGAACGGAATCTGGTTGTAAAGCACAGGACCGCTAATATTCAGCCCGTTGCGCTCAACGCCAGCATTGATCTCGTGCGTTTCGAAAAAGGTGCCACGAAGCGTCGTGTTGGCAATGCTCGTGACTTCCTGCGAAGGAGTTGCTTCGTCCGCGTAAAGGACGCGCGTTGCGGAGACAGCCGAACCAGCCGTGGATTCAAGCGCCCCAACGAGTTTTAGTAACTGGTTGACTGCCATTGTGTTCTCCTTATGCTCTTTCCACCGATTGCAGGGCGTTTGCCTGATCGATGTATTTATTTAGCACGCTGTTAGCAGATTGCCAACCAGCGTTGCTTGCTTCGGTCATTGCTGGTTGAACAAACGGGTACGGACGAGAACCTGGATGTTGCACCAGCGTAGCATATCCAAGTCCAATTTTGAGATAACTAGCACCGCGCGGTCGAACCAAATGTGGCTTTGTTCCCCATTCGATCAATTCACGATGCCTGCTGCCTTTGCCCATCGCACCAGCGATTACGCCGATCGTGCCTGGCTGTCTTCGGATCTTTTTTGCGTTGATTGACCGATACAGGTTGCCTGTTCGCCGACCAACGGCGCTTGAATCGTACGATGACCGCACAACGGCAGCCATTGTTTTTCCTGCGGCATCGCGCATCTTGCCAAGCAATTCCTCTACAGGTCCCTCAAAGAACTGCTGGACATATTGCTCGGTGAATTCTGTCTCGTATTTCATTTCAATGGTTGTGGTTGACATTACGGTGCAATTGTCCCCAATACTTCTCGGGTTGCCACATCAATTTGCATTTCAATAACCGCAAACATTTCCCCGCCATATTCAGATTCGCCCATACGAATATCAGGCACAAGCGCTTTCACCACAACCGAGGGCAAACCTAATTGGATCTTGCTGACAACTTGCTCCACGAGCACATCGCGCCAAGCATAAAGTGTTCGCAGGGTGCGATCGCCTCCAGCAGCCTTCGCAACGTAGAAGCGCACGGGAAAACGGTGCACCTGTCGCACGAGGCGATTTGGACCGTATTCCGCCGTGGTGGAAGGGGGAAAAACCACCACGGACGGAAACACGGAGATCATATCAGGCGGCAACGCCGTCGCCAAACGAACCGCGTCGTAGCCCGCTGGCGGTGTCGTATTGGCGGCAGAGAACCGCGCAGCGAGCGCGGTGCCGATCGCGTAGGTATCCAGCGCCATCTAGACCGCCTGCGCTGCGACGCGATACGCGCGCAACATCTGCTCCACATCGGGGTCGAGACGTGCCAAGAGACGCATCTGCCCAATGTCAGGCGATCCCGCGATCCCGAACGGCGTGTTGCGGCGATTGAAAATTCGCCCGCTCTGGATGATCGTTGCCATTTCTACAGGCTTTGGGATGCTCGCCCAGCCGCGTACGCCAACAACTTTTACTGCCCTGATGATTTGCACAGGGAACGTGTTGGCACCTTCGGTCAGCGCAATAATTTCATTGTACGGACGACCAGTTACCGCAGCGTTGAACGGAGCAAGCGCATAGTCGGTGTTTTGTGTCCAACTTGTGGTGTAGGTGCCGTCTGCGTCGCCGTCTGTTGTAAGCGCCGAGACGGATACAAAATCATCAATTGGTTGCGTCAAGTACTCGTCGGCTGTGTAATACGCTGTGACTGTGCCGCCGTTGTAAAAAAACCGCCCGCAATAATCGTCAATCAGGCGGCTGACGGACTCGATAACGAGTTCCAACTCGCCGTCGGATGTGGCATCAATGATGCCCAGCGCCGTCTTGACGGCAGATCCAGTTGTGTATCCGTTGGTAATTGCCATCAGGTCTCCTTGATCAATTGGACACGCTTGAGCGCATCAGAATCGCCAGCATCTTGCCAGCCGCGCACAATAAGTTCCGTCAGCGGTTGGTGAGGTGCGTACGACCTCAACACATCAGCCATATGCATTTCATTGGTTGAGCCGAGTTTGAGGTCATAGCAGATATCGTTCAACAATTGGCGATTGGTAAATCGGTAGACACCGCAGCATACCAACACTTGAGGCACGCCACGCGTCCATCCGCCTTCGCCGTGTTCGTAATAATCCCAGACCCGCCACGGGGCGGGCGCAACGCCAACCCAGTCGCCCTCTTGCTTCGGCACTTCTGGAAGAAGCGTGTCTGCGAATAGCACCGTCAGCGCACCATCTGGAAGGCTCGTAGAGGCACTCAGGAGCGCCCCAGACGGTCCGTCCGCCTCATCGTGAGGGATTACACCCGAAAGCCACGGAGCCGCGCTCAGAACGCGTCCTACGTCATCGCTACGGACAACGGCATAGGTGGGCTCATTGCGAACAGCCCGTCTGTGCCACTCGTGTACTGGCATCCCAGCCGCCTCAACGAGGAGTTTATTCGTGCCGCCTAGCCGTGTGGCTTTGCCAGCGGCGAGGATGACGATCACGGTCGACTCTCGTGCGGGTGCGTCTCCGACAGGTCGTAGTGCCAAGTCTGGCGCTCCACGCAGGTAAACTTTGCCCCAGTTTGTAGCGCCGCCACCCAAAGCAGCCAGTCGTAACCTTTGACCTGCTTGAAGCCGCCGAGTTCTACGAAGAGGTCTGTGCGGATCAGCGCGTTGTGGCTGACAACCGAAGTCTGGCGCAACGCCTCCGCGCTGAACGGCTGGTTGTAGCCGAGCCACGGGTTCGCGCCGCTGACATCGCACCACGAGTACGCGACATCCGCTCCGTTCGTCTCTGCCGCCTCTACGAGCGAGGCGAGGTGATCAGGATAGAAGTAGTCATCGTCATCAAGCAGCGCGATCCATTTGCTCTCTGCCGCAAAACAGAGGTCATTCTTCATCGCGGCTCCGCCACGCCTCGCGTAGTCGTAGCCGATCAGATGCGCCTGCGGGCGTAGTGTCTGCCGCCGCACCGAGGTCACCGCACGGAGCAGGAAATCCTCCCGCTCTGGCAGCGTAGGCGTGACAACCGTGACGCTCATTTGCGCTTGGCGGCTCGTCGCTGTTCGCGATTCAAGCCACCCGCCTGTGGGATCTCTGATTCAATCTGCTTCAGAATTGGTCGCCAATGTTCGGCGTAGACTCGATCCGTCGTGTACGCAGCGGCAAAATCAATCGCAGCGGCACGCGCTGTTTCTCGTTTCTCGCTGTCGTGTTTCAATTCGTAGGATTGCACCAGTGCATCCTCGATCTCTTTGACGTTCGGGACCATCCACCATCCGCCCTGAAGCGGATCGTATTCGGGCTGTCCGTTTACCTTCCAGCCAGCGCCAACCAATTCAGGCTGTGCAGTCCAATTGGTGACGATCACGGGCACGCCGCACGCCTGCGCCTCTATCGTTGGCACGCCAAAGCCCTCGCCTCGTGAGGTCATCAGCAACACGTCGCTGGCAGAATAGGCTTTTGCTACGACTTCAGAAGACAACCCCTGCCGATATTCAAATTGCGGAACAAACCGCACGCGATCCATCGGCGCATCAACTGCTTTCAACACGCGCTCAATGTTTACGCCGTTTGCCAGACCAAACATCTCTGTCCAGATCAGCAAATAGGCATCTGAATGCGACTTGGCGAAATTACTCCACGCCAACAGCATCTCGGGCCAGCACTTGCGAATCGGGGTCACGCCCTTGTTTGCAGAGTTGATGATAGTCAGGTGCGCGTCATCGGGAACATTTAGATCCTTGCGCATCAATGACGGCGTTGGCTTGAACACCTGCGCGTTGAATGAATGCGGCGCATAGAACACGCGATCCCGCTCGATGCCTGCGCCAAGCAATTCGTGCTCGCCGAAACGGGACATCGCGATCGCCCATTTGCCCTTGCCTCTTCGTGCGAACCACGCCTTCACCTCATCAGGCACCACGCTGTGATCAACGGGTGTCCACGATGCCATCGGGATCTCATCCCATTGGGGCGACTTGTACACCCACACGTCGTAAAGCGAAAGCCCGATGCCAGCCTCTTCTGGTTGCTGTGACAACCAAAACGCAATCTGCGCTGGTGTCAGATCGTTGCTGTATGCATCCATCCCCTGTCCCATCACGGGAATGCCGTTCCAATCGAGCGTCGTGCCTGCCAGACCGTAATTCGCCATCAGCGCGATTTTGTGTCCGTCTGCGACAAGTTTCGGTGCCAACTCTGTTGCCTGCATCCCGTAACCCGTAGGTGACCACGGAGCGTTTGTAGTGAAACCGATTCTCACGGTAATGCCTCCTCTGTTTGTCCTCCCGCCGAGCCGAAGCCCGACGGGAGGTTTAGCCTAGATCGCTAGGATCAGGTGTTCGCCGAAACGAGCACCTTGACCGCGTTCAGGTCAGGAATGTTTCCGTCCACAGCATACAGGGTGCGAATCGCAACCTGGTTGGTGTTGAACAGGTAGTCCGTCGAGGACGCAACCTCGATCGGAAGTTCTCGTACATAGTACGAAGGCTCGTGAACAATTGCCACAGACTTGGAGGCAGAAGCCACCGCAGCCATATGGACGTTCTCCTTGAGTCGGTATCCCATCAGGGTGTCAGGCTGACCAGCCGCCATTGAAGGCTGGAACACGAACTGCCCGTTGAGATCCTGCAACTTGCGGAGTTTGCTTACTGCCGTCGTGCTCGCGTGCCAAACCGTGCTGGTGTTGCGGTACGAAGGAGCGAGTGAATAAAGAACCGTAGCAAGATCCAACGCATCGAAGAAGGTCGCCGAGACGGTGCCTCCCTTTACTGCGGTGCTCAAGCCCGTTGCCGCAGAGACGAAGCCCTGTGGCTGAACGGTGCCTGTGCCGATTGCCATCGCTGAACCAGCGACGAATGCAATCTGTGCACCTGCCTGTCGACCAACGGTTCCAAGAATGTCGAAGCCTGCATCGCGAACAAGTTCAGCCGACAAAAGCGTCAGGCTGGCGATCTTGTTTGCATACAGAGTAATCGACGAAATCGTCGGATCTGCTGGCGTAATGGTTGAACCCTCGGTGACGAAGGCTGCCGACTGATTCGCGGTCACGCGTGGCAGAGTAATCTGCTCGCCCGTGGTGGTGCGAAGTTTCGTTGCGCCATCATAGATCGGATTTCCCTCAGTGAGCGCCACGACGATAAAGTCGGCGAACGTCACGGGAACAGTTGCGGAAGCCGATGCAAGAGCGCGGATCTCAAACTGAGCGCGTCGCTTCTCGCCCGTGGCGATTGCCCGAAGGACGTCGCCCTCGTTGTCAGCAGGCTTAGCCGCGTTCTCGACCTTGAGTGCTTTCTCAGCAAGCGCGCCGATCTTCTCGGATCGCTCCTCAGCAGCAGCAACCTGATCCATCTTGGACTTTCGTGCTGTCATTGAATCGTTCAGGCTCGTCCATCGAGCCTCTTCCTCTGCGGAAAGTTCGCGCTTCTCGTCAGCCGCACGATTGAGGAGAGACTTAGCCTCTTCCCAGTCGTTTCGGTACTGCTCGTGAAGCGTCTTGGTAATGTCGGACATTTTGTCAGACTCCTTACGCTATCTTTGTGGGGTTGATTGCTTCTTCGGTGGTGCGACCAGCGGTGGTGCCTTGTGAGCCCTTGTGCTGCGCCCTAGCGAATCTGCTGTTCCAGTTTGGCGAGTGCCAACTGGCGCTCACGAACGGAGAGAGGTACGAGCCGCTCATCGGCTTCCTCTGGCTCCGTTGTAGTCTCAGGTTCTGCCCGAAGATCTGGTGAGATCTTTCGGATTGCGAGGTCAAGCGTTGCGGCTGAATCCGCATCGGGTGCTCCCGCCAAAAGTGCGTCGAAGGCGTGCATCAGCGTGGATGCGTCAATTTCTGTTCGCTCAGACAGCGAACGAACCGCGCCCAAACCAATCGTGGCTGGATACGCTGGCTGGTTGCCTGTCAAAAGACTAACCTCGTGAAGTCGAATATTTCGCAATTCGCGCACGCCGTTGTCATTGTAGGAATCGCCTTTGTTTGGCACGGTGAAGCCAAAAGACATTCCCATCGCCGCACCGTCTCGGCGCAACATTGCGGCAAGATCTGAGGCAAAAGTCACTTCTGGATTCAAAGAAACGCGAACCTTTAGCCCGCGATCGTCTTCCATCAAATCGAGCGTGCCTGTCTTCGTTGAACCGAGGAAATACTTAGGATCGTGATCCTGAAGCGCCTTGACTTCCCAATCGCCACGCTCGGCGGCTGCAACGCTTTTTGAGAACGCGCCTGGCTTGATGATCTCACGCGTGCTTAGCCCTTCGGCTTCAGCGTTGAAAACGGCGGCATAGCCCGTAAAGGTGTGCCCATCGCCCTCAGCGCGGATCTCCGTTTGGAACTGTCGGTACTCGATTGCCATTTTTGGTTTCTCCTTACGCTCGGCGTTCTCGACGATATTGTCAGCCCACCGCTTACCCGCGTCGCCGCCCCATAGCGCCCACGCGATTCTTCCAGCGGACGGATAACCGTCTTCGCCAGTGTTGAAGCCTTGTCCCTGCTTATCGACCTCGTGACGTGCAAAATATGAGCGCATCCGTTGTACCGTATCAAACGGCAAATTGCGCCCGTTGATAATGTCGCGCGCGCGAGCAACGCCGACGAGGGTACCGCCGCGTCCAAATTCAGCGCGCCAATCTAGACCGCGCTGCGCCTCTGTCTGCATCTGCTTCGTTGGTTTATAACCGTCAGGGTTGATCGGAGCGCGCTCTTCATAATCGTCCTCGTTCTCGTCGTCGTCATCGTCTTCGCGCGGCTGCCAAACGTTGCAGTAATACGCGCCGCTGACATAATCGTCCCAGCGCTCGCACCACGCCTTGTCGCCCTGAATATCGT